GTTGCTAGTATTCTTCGTAAAGGAGATCGCGCCGTTCCCGGAGTTGCTTATTGGTTTCTTCCGAGTTATACGCAAGCCCCGCCTCATAGTCATCGGCGGCAGCGAGATACTCAATCAGCTTTTCGTTAGCAAGGGCGGTAGCCCCACGTTCATTTGCCTCGCCCTCTGCTGCCGATTCAACGTCCTCATAGTATTCGCGCTTTGCCTTCTTCGCGTTCGCCCATCCAGAAACAAACTCTGTGAAGAACCGACGGACAGGGGCGATTGACTTCTCAAACGACGCGCCAAACTCTTCCTTGAGATCCCCCACCGCATTTGCGAGCTGTTCCTGTGATCCGGTTGCCTTCGCGGTTTCGGCGGCTATGCCCTTGTACCGCTTTGCCATGAGCTCAGTAGCTGCACCATTCTTTAGCTGTTCAGCGGTAAGGTTTTTTATCTCCGGTATCGATTCGCCAAGTTCACCGGATAATCCACCGTAGGACTTATTCAGGTTGCGGACTGCCCCGTCAAGAGAGAACGCTCCGGACGCTGCCATGTCGAGCGAGGCAGACATAATCTGCATGATCTCGTCTTGAGTGCGCCCGGCGGCGGCGAGTGATGCCATGAACGGAAGAAGCTCCTCGTCCCCGGTCGTTGACAAGCCCTGTAGCTCGCTCGCGTAATCCTTGAGGGCTTGAACAGATGAAGAGTCCAGATACGGATTATTCTTCGCGGCGCTTTCAAGCTGTGTTTCAGCTTTGATCTGCGTCTTGTAGGCGGTGGTTAAATCTCCAATGACATCGGTGGCCTTCTTGAGCGCAATGGCAACACCCGCCCCTGCGATAGATGCTTTCGCAAGGCCAGACGTAAACCCGCCGAGATTCTTCGTGCTTCCCTTGAGCTTTTTGTCTACGCTGCCGATACCTTTATCAATTCCGGTTTCGTCTATCTTAGTGTCTATCTCAATTCTGCCGTCTGCCATTATTTTGCTCCAAATTGCGCGCCAAAGAATACATCCCCGATGTTGTCGAGTTCTTCTTTTTCGGCCTCGCTCGTCTTTTCAGGTAGCCGCCACATTCTCTGCATCCGTGCAAGTTCTTTATTCTTTCCCGGCTTCGCGCTACGATAGCCGATGATCGTATTCAGTTTCGTGCTTTCAAGTCCAGCGATTAACGCCCGGACGATATGCCAGTGGTACTGCCTTGCCATGAGGTCAATGCCGTAGCACTGAAGGATTGCCGCGTAGACAAGATCGGCGTCTATCGTGTAGTCCAGGACGTTCGGCCCTGACTCGCCCTCTACCCGGGGCAACTCCTTCTTTTCAAAGAAGAACCCTGTCATCGCGTCGATCCCTGCTTGTCGATCTTCCGGGCTGTATGTTCCGGTCTTGATCGTTTTCGTCGTTACGGTCTTTCGCTTCAAGAGGCTGTTGACAAAGCCCTTCTTTCTTGTATACGCCCAGACGGTCTTTTCTTCCCGCGTATCGACATACATAAAGTCAAAATCTTGCAGGTACTTCTTTTCCTGTTCGAGGATTTGAGAAAACCGGAACCAATAGGAATGGCCGGTTTGTATTCGGTAAAGTCTCCCCGAGACTTCAATCACCTCGGGGAGTTTTGCTTTGGTTAAATCCATTTACACGATCACGAGGTTCATCGTGACAGTTCCGGTGTCAGCCGTGAACTTATCGCTTATCTCGTGGGTTGCGTCCCATGCGCCGACGACGTAATCAAGGCCGTCAACCAGCGTAAAGACTGCATTGCCGCTTGAGTCGGTCAGCTTCCGTACACCGCCGATATCGACGGAAGCACCAGCGACGTTCGTCGCTACGAGCTTTACGTTTACGGTAAGCTGGAACTCGGTTACGGTCGTCGAGGTGAATACCGGCACACCAGCAGTCACGGTCGCGGTTCCCTGATCGATGGTCCCGTTGATCGTTATATTCGCGGTAAGCGTCGAGTCTACCGGGTTCATGTTGTCGATGACCACTACGACATTGGCAAGCCACGCGTCGTAACTCGTAGCACCATGCGCGTAATCGACAAACAGCAGCTGCGTTTCGGCGTCGGCTCCGGTCTTGAGGTTGTAGAACTTGTCGTAAAAGTATTCGTAGTCCGCTTCACCCTTGTACATGGTGATCGGGAACGACATACCGGGCGCATACCTTTCGAGAACGGTCGTCGGCGATTCGTCGGTAATGAAGTCGCGCACGGTAGTTTCCGGGTTCATCGCTATCGCGTTGTCGGTTGCCTTCTTGATCTGCGCCCACACAGGGACAGACTCGGTTCCTGTGTTGATAAAGAATAATTCATGGAACTTTTTGACCTGCGTTCCAGTTGCCATTTCAGCCATTTTATGCCCTCCTTAAAAGGGGTTTTTCCCGTCAAAGTCCACGTTAACGGTCGTGCTATATATGAACTCGCCCGTCGTCTCTTTATTTACGAAAGACACGGTTGAAACCGCCGTTACCCTGAGAACTTGTAGAGCGGTCAGGGTTATCTCTTTTTTATCCACGGTCGTGCGTATCAGGTTAAGAACCGCCTGAGCCGCCGCTGGTGAAGTGTTCCGCGCGTAGAAGGTTACCTGTTGCACTCCAGCGTAGGAACCGTCAACGAACTCGCGCACGTTGGCCGTTGAAGGATCTGATCGGGCCATAACGTCATTTACCGTCGAGCCGAACCCATCTTCTTTTATCGACGTAATGGTAGCCTGTTGCGCCTTGATGTAGGTTATGAGGTCACTTGCTATACTCACGGTTAACCAATGCCTCCCATATTTTTAGCCTTGTGGCCTTTGCCCGCTCGAACCACTTTGTCGAGGCGTTCGGGTTTCTGTCTTTTCGCTTCTTCTCAAAGAAGTGATATTGCTTTTTCGCGTAAGGCGTATCCCACTCAACCGACCCGTTCCCGCTTGCTATCACTCCCGACCTTTTTAATGTTCCCTCTGCCTCTGGACAGTAATAGTTACTATCCTTCAGCACCTGGATGTCGAGAGCAAGCTGTGCGCGGTCAAGCCTCGCTTTGCACCTCTTGCCGACCGCCGCCGTATCAAACTGGACAGTAATGCCCATCACGAACCTACCAATGCTAGCCGGTAATGATGAGGCGTTGAAGCGTCTCCCGACGGATCGTATACCTCACGAACATAGAACGTCTGTGCACCGTACACGATCTTGTCACGCTCGCCGAAAGCGATACCAGCCGGGAGCGAGTTGACGCAATCGTATATCAGTGTCAGCTTGTCGCTCTTAGCCTCGCCGAGGGAAGTAACAAGCGTCTGCTTTGCGCGAGATACGCGGACGCGCGTCAGGTCGTTAGACGTTTCGCTCCACGTCGGATTTCCGAAAGAGTCCTCGCCGGTTCTCGCGTAATGCGTGGCGCTATGCACAAGCACGTCAAGGCTGATCGGTTCACTCATGTCGGTATCCCCGGATATGAGTAGGTCGGCGATCCTTCTGATATGTTCATAAGGCTCTGACCTCGACGATCTCGAAATACGGTCGCGGCTTGCGTTGACTTGAACGATGCCCGCCGCCACTTGCTCGCTATACCGCTTTCGATGGTTGCCGGATACCCGGAAGCGCCGACGTCCGCCCGCGTGTAGGAATACCCGTCGATACTCTCGCTCTGCATCGTGGCAACCTTCCCCGCGTTGGCGATCTGAAAGGTTATCATCTGCGAAGCGTAGAGCTTCATGCCGGCTGGAAAGTCCTCGTCAACCGTGCCTTGCCCAAAGTCGTAATTGCAGATAGCTATGATGTCATCCTCGACTAATGGGATAAGCGCGGTGATCTGTGCGTCCTTGTCGGTTCCGGTTATCCCGGCGAGCGTCTTATACTCTGCGAGCGTTATGACTGCCATTCTTCTTCCTCTGCCTTATGGTAAAGATCCGGGGTTCCCCCCGGTTCCTTTACAGGCTCTGACAGACGACCGTAACAATACCCATAACGTCGGTTGCGGTCGTTCCAGCAGTTACCCGCGCATTGATTACGTCGCCAGCGGCGAGAACCATGCGGGCTTTGTTTGCGACGACGACGCCAGCAGAGATATGAGTCACAGCCCCATCAGCCGCACAAGCTATCGCGGTCCCTATTGCGTCGGTTCCCTTGTAAACAGTGACGGCCCCGTTTTCCTCGGTAGCGCAAGCCGTCACGATTACGTCGATAATCCGCATGGCATAAGGAACGGTAAACACGGCAACCGCCGCCGCGCTGAAGGCGGCCGCGCTCTTGTCGAGCGTAAACGCGACAACGCCTCCGGTCTGACGTTCGTTGATCTTCTGGAAGGCAGAAACCCTTTCAAGTTCGGGATTGCTTCTGTCTATTCTTTTGGCTTCTACAGCCGTTAACTGGTTCATTGTTGCCTCCTTACAGGCTTTGAAAAAGGCGGGCCGTTATAGCCCGCCCTGTTGACTTAGCCCAGGATGAGGGCGACGTGTTCCGGCTGGACAACCTTGAATCCGTAGGCGAGGTGCATTTCCCATATCACCTGTCCGTACTGTGCGATCTCGAGCATCAGGTAGGAATGACCGAACTTGTCGGAGATAACCATCTGCTTGATCGTGGGATTGGACGGAATGAGCGGGGGGCGCATGATTCCTACGACAGCCGAACGCTCGAACGCGAAGTTCGGGGTATAGCTGGCAGCGAAGGTTATCGCCTTGTTCTTGGTCGCAACGGCGCGGAGTCCGGGTCGATTGATGTACAGCGGGCCATCAGTTGCATCGCCACCGCAAGCAGCGGAAACGACATACTGATAGCCGCCGTGATCTGCGATAGAGAATACGTCACCGGCAAGAATAGCGTCGGTTCCGGTGTCGGTCAACAGCGTGACGGTTCCCGCGACCTGATCGGTAGTGGTTTCGGTCACGTAATTCGCAGCGGCCCCGGAAGTGTGCTGGGATATCCCGGCGGAATCACGAATCTGGAAGCCAAACTGGGGCTTGTAAATACCCGATCGGCGTTCCTCGTCAGAACCGGCGGCATAAGCCTGCTGGTAGATTCCGAGCTTCTGAAGCTTCGCGGCGGCGGCTGAGTTGATGACAAGCTGGGGATCGGAGAACGGGCAACCGTTATCGCGGAGAACCTGCTTGACGTCAACGATGAGGTCAAGGTCAGTAGCGAACGGAGTCGTCCCGGCGGTTCCGACAGCGCGGGAAGCACCGTACTTGATGTAGTTCGCGGCGTCTGCTTCGGCGAGATTGCGAAGCGAGCGCATGGACTGCTCGGCCCACTGGCGCACCCATTCCTCATAGTTTCCGCCGTTTTCGAGGGAGCGCATCTGTTCTCCGGTAAGAACCATCGGCTTGGTCTTTTTGGACTGGGTGATCGTCACCGAAACAGATCCTGCGGTCTGGTCGTTCCCGACAGGGGAGACGTTCAGCGGCGCGAAGTCGTCGGTTTCCTGGACGGGCGCATACGGAACCTTTACCGAATCGCCCTTTGCCACGCCTTTGTCGTCCCAGGTCGCGTTGATCGCGTCAAGGATTCCGGCGGGTTCTGCTGATACGTTCTGCGCGGCGGAAAAAAGAACCGGCGCGAGAGTAGTCAAAGTGGTCGTGTTGGACATTATCTATCTCCTTAATCTGTTATCGTCCCGCCTGACGCCATGTATTCAGCGCGTTCTTTCGGGGCGAGCTTTTCAAAATCCGCGGTGGCCATGACCTTCTGGTCTTTACCGGCTCGCGGCCTCGGTTGAGCGCCGACCTTTGCCAGCGCTCCCGCAATTGCCTTTGCTTTATCTGCTTCATGGGCCGCATTCAGTTTTTCAAAGTACGCCCGGATTCCATCGGCCCCGCTCGTGATCTCGGCGGCCTTGCACCAACCGTAAAGCCTTATTGCGCTTTCCACCTCGTCCTCGATCTTCGCGCTCATCCTGCCCTTGCCCCTGACAAAACCGAGTCGTTA